CGAAGTACCTGGCCCCATCAGTAGTTATACTCGTGGGGCTCACTACTTGTACCTCAAACAGGTACCAAGTTGTATGATTTTGCGGCGGACGGGTAACCGTACGTCACATATATTTTCAGAACTCATCCATGAGGGTGAGATCCGAATTGACCGCCTCACCTCAGATGGAGGTGAGTCAGATACAGAGGGAGTAGGTCAACCTACTTCCGATGACACACTGGATGACCGGACATATCCGGAGATCCAGTACGACGACCCGTGGAAAATATTCGCAGGGTGGTCTTATGCTACGGCGTACGAAATGCGTACACCGCAGATCTTCGTTTGGGCGGGAGGATGCTCCCGTCTAACAGACAGACTCCAACCAGCATGGTTCGGGTCTGATAGGAAGAATACCTGTGAATTTACACAGGTATCCTCAGCTGATGAGCTGATGTATTTCATCAGTCGTCACACATTCTTCGGACACCGTATACAGGTGGCCCGAAGATCGGGAAAATCCCAACGTCCGCGGGATCCAATAAAGAATTTCGCGGAAACGCTCTGGAGAAGGTTAGGACACTTTCTCAGAGGAAGACACGATCCTCTCCTAAGTCGAGAGGAACGTGAAGAGCTTTTCGTCAAACCTGACGAATTGCGTTCAACACCAGAACGAGCCAAAAGGCTCGTTGAGGTTCTTAAAACCGTTGACGGACTATTCCTTCAACGGTTCCTTGCTTTTCCTGAGGAACAATGGTCCTGGGAGAAGTTTGACCTGTTTATTTTACAGGCAATCCAGATACTCATCACGGATGAGTTTCTGGACGGAGAACTCACGGCAAAGGCCATGGGTATCCAAACAGAGTACTCGAAGCTAAAGGCTTCGAGAAAACTCGTAAAGCTTGTCCTACACAAGGACAAGCCTACATTACATAAAGCCGAACTCAAGGGGGTTCCCCGTTGGGTTCAGGACATGCTCGGTCCCGCATGGGACCGAGCGTGTAAATTAATAGGTCAACAACGA